GTTATTTTAGTTATGTTATGAATTTTATTAGTGATATGAACAATGTGTTTGAGTTTGGTGATGATTGGGGTATGTATATTCCTGAAGTAAAATATCTTAGTCCTGAACCATTAGTTAATTATCATGATTTATCATTAACAGTTTATCCAAATGTACATTTTGTAGGTGATGCTTTAAGTGCTCGTGGTATTACAGTATCAGGCGCACATGGTATTTATGTAGCTGAATCTATTATTAGAAAAGAAATACTTATTGAACTAATGAACATGGGTATTTAACCTAAATAAATAACTTATATTTATATAAATTAAGAACGCATGAGTAAATTACAACCAGTTAAACGACTAAGAACACCTGATGGTACAATAATGTACTATTTAGATGGTAAACTTCATAATTGGGATGACGCTGCTGTTATTCATCCAAATGGTAAAAAGGAGTATTGGATGTTTGGGTATCAATATACTAAAGATGAATTTATGGATCGTAAACGTGATGTTAATGGTATTCCACCAGCTAAAGATCCTAAATATGACACACGTCTCTGATCAATATTTATACCAAACAATAAAAATAATATGAAAATAGGACTTTGTGGAACAATGTCAGTTGGAAAAACAACGTTAGTTAAAGCGTTATCTGAACTGAAATTGTTTAAAAAATATAAAATAGCTACTGAACGTAGTAAGTATTTAAGAGATTTAGGTATTCCATTGAATACTGATTCAACTGTTAATGGTCAAATGGTATTTTTAGCTGAACGAGCTAGTGAATTACTTCATGACAATGTTATAACAGATAGAACAGTATGGGATGTATCTGCATTCACAATGTTAGCCAAGTCAATAGACAGTGGTTATAAATCAACATTAGTTAACTCAGCTATGATGTTGAAAGATCAATATGATATTGTATTTTATATTGATCCTGTTGGTACAAATATGGAAGATAATGGTGTGAGAGAAACAGATCTTGAATATAGAAATAAAATAAATCAAGAAATATTGCGTCTACTTACGCTTTATCCACCTAAAAAAATGATTGTTTTGAGTGGTTCAACAGGAGATCGCATGAATATTATATTAGATAATATAGTTTAAAATATTTATTAACACAAATAACAAACATGGCAGACAATTTTGATCTTAGAAAATTTATTACTGAGGCGAAACTTAAAATTAAAGTTCCTGTAAAGGAAATGGCACGTATCGCTAAAGAAAAATATAAACTCAACCCAGATTTTCCACAAATTAAAGATAGAATTAAAAATCCTAGTGGATTTAAATTGGATCGTAAACAACAAGTTGTTAATTACTTTATTAAGAAAGCAGGTGTTGAAAATATTGATCCAATGGAAGTTGAATTGTTAAAGAGTGATATTGAAAAGAATTCAGCACCTGGTGTTAACTGGTCTTTTACTCCTGATATTCGTACTCAACTTTTAAAAGCAACTACTATTAAACCAACAGCCGCTGCTGATGAAGAACCAGGAGATGATGATATGTTCTCAACAGCATTTGATGCTGAAGATATGTTTGTAGGCGGTAAAAAACTTAAATCTAAAAAAGCAAAACCAGACGGAGAAGAAGATGAAGAAGAACCATCTGAAAAAGATATAGCTAAGGTTAAAGCACCTAGAATGACAGCTGCTGGATCTAAAGCTGGTGAGTGGTTTATGGATAATGATAGTTTGATTGATAAAATTATTAAACAATATTCTCAATCACAGATCAAAACAGGTCGTACAGTTAAAGAAGCTGAAGATGGTGGTTTATCAAGTGCTGATTTTAAATCTGCTCAACAAGCCTCTAAAGAAAGAGCTAAGACAATGTTACCTGATTTAGTACAGAAACTTGTAGATAGTCTTGAAAAATTAAAAGATGAAGATTATAATGTTTATGTTAAAGTATTAAATGATCTTGACAAATATAAATTTGGAGCTACTAATACTAAAGGAGTTATGAGAATGATTCTTAAAGCATTAGGTGAAAAATCAATACCTGCTATTGGATCTAAGAAAAAAAGTGATGATGATGAACTTAAAAAACTTGGAATTGATGATGAACCGATTAATATTGATGATGAAGAAGAATTATAATACCCCTGATTTTCTTGATGTTGAATTTATTAAGAAAAATGAGCCTAAAATTAAATTAGGTTTATATATAATTGCTGGTTTATTATTACTTTTAGGTATTCTTTGGATTACAACACGTAAACCTCAAATACCAGCTGATATTAAAGCGACAATTGATTCATTGACTAATGTTAATAAACAGTTATTAGAAAAGCAAAATCAAATTGATAGTACAATTGCTGTTTATGGAATTAAAGTAAATGAAGTTGACTTTCAGATTGATAACATCAAAGAAAAAACAACTATTGTTCGTGAGTATTATCATGAAGTAGGTCAACAAGCAGGCAAGTACACACCAACTCAAATTGATTCATTTTTTAAAGTAAGATATAACTACTAATGAAATATTTTTTAATTACCTTAATATGTTTGCCTCTATTCACTAAGGCACAGGATACTATTAAGATACCAACATCAGTAGCTAAACAAATTGTTAAAGATTTAGTTAGTGGAGACAGCGCTAAAGCTGAGTTAAAATTAAGTACTGAAAATGTATTATTACTTGAAAAAAAAGTAATATTAAAAGACAGTATCATCTCAGGGTATATTCAGAAAGGTATTATGTATGAAGAACGTATCAAAAATGAACAATTAAAATTTGATACTCAACAGAAATGGGTTAATCAATTACGTAAAGATAATAAAAAACTTAAAATAAAACTTAGATTTATACAAATCACAGGCACTGCTATTATAGGAGGCTTAGCTTATTTGTATATCACAAAATAATCCTTGCAATCCCATGCACTGAGGCTTAACCCCGTAAGGTTAGGCCTCTTTTATATATTTATACACGAACCAAAAACCCATTAAACATGAACAAAGAACAAGTTTTAGGTATTATCCGCCACGTTTTAACATTTGTAGGTGGTGTTTTAGTAATCAAAGGATTAACTACTGAAACAGTTAGCCAAGAAGCCATTGGAGCTGTTATGACAGCTGTTGGCGCGGTTTGGTCAATTATTAGCAACAAGACTGCTTAATTTAGTTTTAGCATTTATTGTAATTAAAGCCCTCTTAATTGAGGGCTTTTTTATATATTTATATACATGAATGATCAACAGAATATTAAAGATATAATTAAACAGGAGTATATTAAGTGTGCCACTGATCCTGTTTATTTTATGAAAAAATATTATTGGATTCAACATCCACAGCGTGGGCGTATCCAATTTAATTTATACCCATTTCAGGAAGGTGTATTACATCAGTTTAAAAAGAATCGTTATAGTATAGTGAATAAGTCAAGACAGTTAGGTATTTCTACCTTAGTATCCGCTTATTCACTTTGGTTAATGTTGTTTAACAAAGATAAAAATGTACTTTGTATAGCCACTAAACAGGAAACTGCTAAAAACATGGTTACTAAAGTAAAATTTGCTTATGATAACCTACCTAGTTGGCTTAAAATAAATGCTATAGAAAATAATAAACTAAGTTTAAAACTAGCAAATGGATCTCAAATAAAAGCAATTGGTGCAACTGGTGACGCAGGTAGATCTGAAGCAGTATCATTACTATTACTAGATGAGGCCGCGTTTATTGAGGGTATAGATGAGATATTTGCTTCTGCTCAACAAACCTTGGCTACTGGTGGACAATGTATTGCTATATCTACTCCATTTGGTACAGGTAATTGGTTTCATAGAACATTTATTGGTGGTGAAGAAGGAAAAAATGGATTTGTATCTATAAAATTACCTTGGACAGTACACCCAGAACGATCTCAAAAATGGAGAGATGAACAAGATGCTATCTTAGGAATTAGAAATGCCGCCCAAGAATGTGACTGTGACTTCACAACATCAGGTGACACAGTTGTTGAACCTGATATTTTAAATTGGTATATTCAAACATATCAGGCTGATCCTATTTCAAAAGGTGGATTTGATGGTAACTTATGGCGTTGGGAATTTCCTGATTATGGTAAAAATTATATTGTAGTAGCTGACGTAGCTAGAGGTGATGGTAAAGACTATTCAGCTTGTCATGTTATTGATATAGCTGACGCAAAACAAGTAGAAGAATATAAAGGACAAATTAGTACTCGTGACTATGGACACATGCTTGTGTCAATTGCTACAGAGTGGAATAATGCTTTATTAGTGATTGAAAATGCTAACATAGGTTGGGACACAATTCAAACAGTAATTGAAAGAGGTTATCAAAATTTATACTACTCATCCAAATCAGATACAGCTAATATAACAATAGATAACTTTATGAACCGAAATGAAAATAATTTGGTTCCTGGTTTCACTAACTCACTTAAAACAAGACCTCTTGTTGTATCTAAATTAGAAGCGTATATGAGAGATAGAGCTTGTGTTATTCAATCTCGTCGAACATTAGAAGAATTAAGAACATTTGTTTGGAAAAATGGTAAAGCACAAGCCAATGATGGATACAATGATGACCTTGTAATGTCTTTTGGTATTGGTATGTTTTTACGTGACACAGCTTTAAAATTTTCTCAAACTGGTATGGATATGACTCGAGCTTCACTTGGAGGAATCGGAAAAGTATCATATATTTCAGGACCAGGCGGATTTTATTCACCACATAGTCCACAACAAACTAATCCTTGGCAAATGGATGATGGTAGAGGACAGATGGAAGATATTAGCTGGCTGATTTAGATAAATATTTATAACATATACTAAGATATTATGGGATTATTTGACCAACTTAAACGATTATTCTCTTCAGATGTCGTTATTCGTAATGTAGGCGGCGATGAATTAAGAGTAATTGATACAGATCGTATACAGTCATTAGGTACTTTACAAACTAATGCACTTGTAGACCGATTTACAAAAATTTACACAACATCAGGCGCTGGTATTTATAATGTAAACAATGTTTACAATTACCAGACATTAAGAGTCCAACTTTATACAGATTATGAATCAATGGATACTGACGCTATTGTAGCATCAGCACTTGATATTATAGCTGATGAATGTACTTTAAAAAATGAGCATGGTGAAATGCTCCATATTCGTTCTAGTGACGAAAATATTCAACGTATTTTATATAATCTATTTTATGATGTGTTAAATGTTGAATTTAATTTATGGAGTTGGGCTCGTAACATGTGTAAGTATGGTGACTTTTATCTTAAATTAGAAATCGCTGAGAAATTTGGTGTGTATAATGTAATACCATTCTCAGCTTATGCTATTATTAGAGAAGAAGGTACCAATCCAAAAAATCCTACCTATGTAAGATTTAAATATGATCCAACATCAGTATCTGGTATTACTACTCCTCAAACACAATATGCTTTAGGTACAGCTACTTCAGATATTTACTTTGAAAACTATGAGATGGCTCACTTTAGATTAATAAGTGATGTTAACTATTTACCTTATGGTAGAAGTTATTTAGAGCCAGGTCGTAAGATATTTAAACAAATGATTTTGATGGAAGACGCAATGTTGATTCATCGTATTGTTCGCGCTCCTGAAAAACGTATTTTCTATATGAATGTAGGTGCTATACCTCCAAATGAGGTAGAAGCATATATGCAGAAAACAGTTCAAAAACTTAAGAAAGTACCTTATATTGATCCACAAACCGGTCAATATAACCTTAAGTTCAATATGATGAACATGATGGAAGACTTTTACATACCTGTAAGAGGAAATGATCAATCAACTCGTATTGACACAGCTAAAGGTTTAGAATATAATGGTATTGAAGACGTTGCTTATTTAAGAGATAAATTATTTGCTGCTCTTAAGATACCTAAAGCGTTTATGGGTTATGAAAAAGATTTAACTGGTAAAGCTACATTAGCAGCTGAAGATATTAGATTTGCTCGCACAGTAGAACGTATTCAAAGAATATTATTATCAGAACTAACTAAGATTGCCTTAGTACATTTATATACTCAAGGATATGATGGTGAAAGTTTAACTAACTTTGATTTATCATTAACAACACCTTCTATCATTTATGATCAAGAACGTATTGCATTAATGAAAGAAAAGGTTGATTTAGCTTCTCAAATCATGGAGAATAATTTATTACCAACTGAATGGATTTATGATAACTTATTCCATTTCAGTGAGGATCAATATGATGAATATCGTGATTTAATGGTTGAAGATAAGAAACGTAAATTTAGATTAACCCAAATTGAAGAAGAAGGTAATGATCCAGAAGAAAGCGGTCAGGTATATGGTACACCATCTCAATTAGCTACAGCTTATGGTAAAGGTAGAGGTGATGGTCCTGTACCAACTGGATATAATGAAAAAGATCCAAATGAACCTGTTCATCTTGTTGGTCGCCCTAAATCATCTGTTTCAAATATTAATCGCCAAGATAATCCATTTGGTAAAGATCGTATTGGAACTAAAACATATAGTACCGCTGGTGTAGACCAAGAAGATAGTTTAGCGAAAACTCAATGGAAAGGTGGTTCTCCACTTGCCTTAGAAACATATCTTAAAAATAAAGGTATGTTTGATGGTCTTCCTGTAAACCGTCGCACTAATTTATTTGAAAACGATTTATTAGATGAAAAAAATATTCGCGACGAGATTAAATAAGCTACATATTTATAAGTAGTATCATTATACTAAATTATGCGTATTAAACATAACAAATTTCGTAACACTGGTGTATTATTTGAGC